TTCGAAGGTGAAGACATTCATGACAAGGAAATCATGCGCGTTGATTCTGGTTCAAGAATTAATGAAGGACGTTGACATCAAATCGCGTGACTTCATTTACTGGTCAAATGTTAAACTTTATTTATTAGAATTATGAAATGGCGTGCTTCACAAATTGGTAAACTCATGACAACGTCCCGGTCGAAAACGGATGTCTTGTCACAAACGGCGAAAAGTTACATTAATCAAATCGCGAAACAAGATTTTTATGGTTATGAATCACCGATAATTAATCGGTACTTGGACAAAGGAACGAATCAAGAACTTGAATCAATTCAGCTTTTGAACGCGGTTCGGTTCGAAGATTTCCACAAGAACGCGGTTCGAAAAACAAACGACTTCATGACTGGTGAATGTGACATTGTCACCGTGTCATCAATCATTGACATCAAAACAAGCTGGTCGCTTGACACGTTCCCGGAATTGCCTGAAGAAATCGATTCGAAAGATTACGAATGGCAAGGTCGCGCTTATATGTATCTTTACGACAAACCTGAATTTGAACTTGTTTATTGCATGGTGTCAACGTGGGATGAATTCTTGACACAATACGATGACAAAGCGCTTCACAAGGTTGATCACATTGATCCAGCGAAACGAATCACTTCGATGTTGTTTGAACGTGACCTTGAACTTGAACAACAAATGATTGAACGTTGTCAACTGGCGACTGAATACTATCTGGAACGAATATCTAAATTGAATAACAAATGAAGAAATTTTTCATTCTGGAATGTCATTCCGAAGAACTTGACACCGCGTTTTTCATTACTGAATATCTAAACAAGCTTGGTCATGATTACACGATTTCGGTGACCAGCAATGAAGGTCAATTCGATTTGAAATCGGTGTCGATTGATGAATTCAAAAAATTTAATAATATACAATAACATGAAACAAACCGCAATAAATTACTTAATCGAACAGCTTTCATTGAAAACAATGGCTGAACACATGCCGTGGGTGGCAAAAATTCTTGACACCGCGATTGAAATGGAACACGAACAAATCGCTGAAGCTTATGAACATGGCGAATTTAATCAAGGGTGCAATGGTGACGCGAAACGATACTATATTGAAACTTATGAAAGCAACGATTGAATTCAACCTACCAGACGAAGAAGCGGAATTCTATTGCGCCACGAAAGGAACGGCAATGTTAAACGCGTTGTTTGAAATCAACACCGAACTTCGCAAGCTTTGGAAATACGAAGAACTGAACGAAGACGAATGGAACATGGTTGAACGAATCCGGGAACAATTCTTCGACATCCTTCGGGACAATGAAATCAATCTGGACAAATGAAATACGCAATCATTTTCACGTCCGCGGTCATTCTTGAAATATCTTCGACATTTTACATTCGATTTGTCGCGGACAAGAATACCTTCGGAATGTTGTTTTTCGCTTTCATCGCGCCATTCTTGACGCTGGCTTTCGCTGGCTACATGGTTGAAAGCAAACAATGGAATGAACGAATCAAAATGGCTTTTTCGCTGGCGTTCGGTTACGTCGTCGGCGCTTTAATAGTAATAAATTTAATACAATAAACATGAACAAAGAAAAAGGGACGGTTGTCCAAATCACACCGCTTCAGGTGGTATCGGAAAAATTTCGCAAACAAGATTTCACAATCAAAACGTTTGATGAAAACTATCCACAATTTTTGACCTTTCAAGTGGTCAATGACAAATGTGACCTTGTCGCAAACTTGAACGCTGGCGATGTTGTCGAAGTGAATTACAATCTTCGTGGTCGTCAATGGAATTCACCTGAAGGTGTCACCAAGTATTTCAACACGGTCGAAGCTTGGTCGATTTCACTTTCATCGAACGCAAATGTTGAACACCTTAAAAAAACAATGGATCTTGAAAACAATGACGATTTACCTTTCTAACGACAAGAACGTCGTTGACTGGATGAGAACAATGACAACTTCGAAACTTAATAAGCGTTACAACATGAAACACTTGTCCGAAGACATGAAGGTCAATTACTCGATGTTATATCGCTTCATGAAGGGAAAACCAGTCGGACAAGAATTTTTTGTCGCTTGGTTCAATTATTTTGTAATTTAGTCACATGGAATTTTGGAAGGATGAAGCTTATCAAATCGCTCGGAAAATTACTTCGAATCACGAACTTCATGCGGATTTGGTTGGTCATGTTTTTATTCTCATGCACCGCTTTGACTTTCATCTTTCCGACATTCCAGCTGTTTTCGCTCGCTTCGCGTACAATCAATGGACGTGGCAAAGGTCGGAATTCTGGCGACTGTACCGAAGCGACGGCGAAGCAATCAACGACGTGATTGATTCACATGATTCACCTTCGAATAACGAATTCAGCGAAATGCTTGACGCTTATCTTCATTCAAACCATGGTGATCCATTCATCAAGGAAATCACAAAAATGCACCTTTGTGGAATGACATTCAGGGACATAAAGGAACTGACTGGAATTTCACTTGACACAATTCATAAAACAATAAAACAATTCAAAAATGATTTACACGATTATTGCGGTAGCGATCGCACGGGCGTTGATGTCCTTTGATTTACCGAATACAAAACCATTCAATTGTCAATCATGCTTGTCATTTTGGACGGCGCTGGCGATTTATCTTATCACCGATTGGTCAATGATTCCATTCGCGTTCGTTGCCTATCTTATTTCGGACTTAATTTTGATATATGAATATAAGTAACTCACTTCGAATCCAGCTTGAAAACTTCGGACGTCACCGATATGCGAATCTGGATGACACCTTGAAAGAAGAACTGGCGGTTCATTACAAAGCGCTCGGTTGCGGTAAACTAAACAAAGCTTGCGCGACGTGTGTTCGAATCGCAATGGACAAGCTGAACCAAAACAAAGACAAGATTCGTCCCGTTGTCCGTCAAGAAAACAACGAACGTCACATGAACGAACAACCGCCGAAGCTTCACTTTGTCGGCACGAAACAAAAGACGTTCGGTGAACTTCGACGTGAAGCGCTTGAACTTGGATTCAAAGGAACAAGAAAAACAACACGACAAGACATTGAAGAATGGTTGACATCCACGAAACAGCAATAATTTATCCCGGTGTAACGATTGGTCACAACGTCACAATCGGTGCTTATTGCATAATAGGCGCACCAGCGGAAACAAAGAAACACGACGGTCACGGATTCGGTGTGGTCATCGGTAACAATGTGACGATTCACGGTCACGCAACAATCGACGCTGGATCGGAACGTCCGACAATCATTGACGACGGCGCTTATATCATGAAGACCGTTCACATCGGACACGACGCAATCATTCACAAGGACGTGACGATTTCACCGCATGCGGTCATCGGTGGCTTTGTTGAAATACACGAACAAACAAACATCGGAATGAACGCAACAATTCACCAGCGCGTGACGATACCTTCAAAGTGTATGGTCGGAATGTCTTCGGTGATCACGAAGAAAACACACCTTGAATCGAACACCGTTCTGGTCGGGAATCCTGCACGAATAACACGAAGCAATAACAAATGAAAATAATCACCGTCACCGCCATGCATGGACGACACAACACGGTCGCCGAATGTATTGAACGAATGCCGTTCATCGACAAGGTTTATATTTACTCAAACGACGAAGACGGCGCGTTCCTTGAAGGTCAAGACATCTTCGCAATGGCGAAATACCGAAACAATCCATTAAGCTACAAATGGAACATTGCAATTCGAACACTGGAACAAATCGATTTCGACGCGGTTATTCTTTTGGGTTCGGACGACTACATTGACGAAGCTTTTCTTCAGTATGTTGAAAGAACAATTCCTGACTTCGACATGATTGGATTCAAAGACATTTATTTCCAGCACGACGGTTCGCTTTATTATTGGAAAGGTTACACAAACAATCGACAAGGTGAACCGTGTGGTGCTGGCAAAGTATATTCACGAAAATTCCTTGAATGTATCAACTGGAATCTTTTCGACGTGGCGCGTGATCGCGGACTTGACAAGATTTCATGGCAACGTGTCAAACAAGCGAACGCAAAGGTTCATGTAACTTCGCTCAAACAAAACGGTCTTTTGTTGGTTGACATCAAAGACGGCGAAGGAATGACACCGTTCAATAAATTCAAAGGACTTCAAAAAATATAGTCATGCCGTGTAAACCTATAAAAAAATTAAAACCTGAAGACGTTTCAATCAAGGTCGAATTGTTTTATCAATACGAAAGATTACGATTGATATTTGACAATGACGAAGAACATCCGTACATGAAAGGATTCAAACATTGTATGGACATATTAACCGAACGAATGGACATTGTCATGAACAGTGTTCCGAACAAGATTACATAATAAAAGGGAACTTATATTCTTATGGCAAACAAACACCGCAACATCGACAAAGATGAATTGCTTGAAATGGCTTATCGCTATTGTGATTATTGTATTTCATCAACGAAGGAAATCGCGACGAATTCAGGCGTGAAGCAAGTGAAGGAACGTCACATTCCGACCGTGTCTTATTTTCTTTTACACTGGCTTCGCCGTGAACACTTTGATTTTTATTCACGAACGAACTGGTACGACGCGATGAAGGACGAATCACATCCATTGTCGAACACTATAAAAGGAATAGACGAATTGTTTAATTCACTGGCGCGTGACATCGTGGCCAACGAAGGCAAGGGAATTTTCTACGCAAAGAACAAACTGGGAATGCACGACCGACAACAAGTCGAAACGCGCACCGTGGACAAGTTCGATTTCGATGTCAACGATTAAAGGTTACCGACCACACAAACACCAGCTTGAAATTCATCAAGCAATCAACCAAGGCAAAGAAAAGTATTTCGCTTTGAACATCGGACGCCAGTTCGGTAAAACAATGCTTGGAATCAACCAACTTTTGTATTGGGCGATCAATGACCGTGGTTGCACGATTGCTTGGGTGACACCAGTTTACAAACAAGGAAAGAAGGTGTTCGCTGAACTTGAACGCGCCGTGTCGAAGTCGGGGTTGTTTGAATTCAACAAATCCGATTTGAGAATCACCGGGTTCGGTTCGTCCATTGAATTCTTTTCAGGTGAACGACCAGACAACATTCGTGGAAATACATTCGATTACATGGTCGTCGATGAATTCGCGTTCACGCGTCCTGAACTTTGGGACGAAGTATTGTCGGCGACGGTCTTGGTCAAAGGAAAGAAGGTCATCTTCATTTCAACACCGAAAGGAAAGAATCATTTCCACCGGGTGTGTCTTCAGCAAAACTACGACGACCGTTACCGTTATTTCCATTTCACAAGCTTCGACAATCCGATGATTGATCCGAAGGAACTCGAAGAACGAAAGCGGTCATTGCCTGACCATGTGTTCCGTCAAGAATACCTTGCGGAATTCCTTGACAACGCTGGTGGCTTGTTCAAAGGTGTGTCGTCGTGTATCGGTCAAGGTGAACGAACACAACGAATGTATGGTGGTCTTGACATCGGTCGCGCTGACGATTACACGGTGTTGACTATCCTGAACGAACATGGTCACATGGTTCACGTTGAACGCTGGCGACACGATGACTGGTCACGAATCATTGACAAGGTGGCGAACTTGATTCGAAGCTTCAACGCAATCACCACGGTCGAAGTCAACAATCAAGGTGACGTCTTCTTTGAAATGCTTCACAACACATTGCGCAACAAGGTCGTTCCATTCGTCACCACATCGAAATCAAAACCGATATTGATTGAAGACCTTGCGTTGTCGTTCGAACAACAATCGATTCGTGTGAACGATGTGAAATGGTTGCTTGACGAACTTGAAAGTTTTACTTATATTTACAATCCGAAAACACGCGGTGTTCAATATAGCGCACCGACTGGATTGCACGACGACGGTGTCATGTCACTGGCGCTTGCGTGGAATTCTTTGAAGAACAACAAGTCAAAAGGGAAATACAATTCAATGCGAATATGAAAATAAAACTACCAGCAACGATTCACGAATGCAAACCAGACCAGCTTGTCAAATGGTTGATGTTAGCTGAAGTCATCAAGGAAAACAACAAAGAAGAATTGTTTCAATTGCTTGACTTTCAATGTCAACTCATTTCAATCTTTTCAGGACTGAAGGTTAACAAGGTCAAACAAATCAACATCGCTGACATTCAAACACTTTCAAATCACCTTATTCAAATGCTTGGTTCGTATACTTACAATGAACCGAAAGGTGAAGTGACAATCAATGGTCAACGCTACGTCTTTGAAAAAGATTTCCGTTTGATTTCAACCGGGCAAATCATTGACTTGAAATTGATTGAAGATATTTCCAGTGATCCAGTTCAGGCGCTTGCGATTTGTTATGTCGAAGAAGGAATGGAATACTGTCAAGAAGACGACCGTGGTCGTGTGTTGAATCCGAACGATAAGCGATACAAAGTGTTCAAGGAACAATTCGACGGTGAAGAATTTATGAATTACTTCGCTTTTTTTTTGCTCGAATCAAAGAAGCGGAACAGCGCTATATTGGCGATTCAAGCGATTCGGACGATGACGATGAAGAATCAAATGAAAAGCAATCAAACGATTCCGAATGGTTCACATGGACAAAGTTACTTCATCGGCTCTCAAATGAATTTCGAAAACCGATTGATGAAATTACTGAACAACCTTACGTCAAAACATTATTCTGGATGAACTATCTTAAATTGAAAGACGAACAAGATTACATATTAATGAAACAACGACGCAATGGCTGACTTCGATTTTCTTGAAGAATTCGGTGTGTCGGTTGGTGAAGCGGAACAACCGCAATCCGTTTATGAAAAATTCATCCTGACCGTTGGGAATCAAGTCACCGCCGACCTTCGTGAATACATTCAGCAAAACGCAAAGAACACTGGTGCGCTTGCGCAATCGGTTGTGTACTTTCCGACGGGTGTGTTGTCGTTTGAAATACAAGCTGACGATTATTATAAGTTCGTTGACCAAGGTGTGAACGGAATCGCGCAAAACCAAGGTAGCGCGTTTTCATTCAAGACACCATTTGTATCTTATAACATGGCGAAGGCGATTCAGGAATGGAAAGGTCTTGACATGTCACACGCTTTTGCGATAGCCACGAACATCAAGCAACGTGGATTGAAACCGAAGCACATCACGGATTCGGTGATCACGGATGAATTGCTTGAAAAGATTTCAAAGGATTTAGCTGAAGTCACTGGATTGACGTTTGAAATAAAATTTGAAAAGACAACACAAAAATGGCAATAACAATAACACAACAACCGCAACTATTTCAACCAGCGTGCAATCCTTACGTGTGGGTATTTGAAAGCGACCAAACGGCGCAACCGAACTTCAGCTTCATTGTTGAACTTTACGTCGGTGGTTCACTTGTGTCAACACACCAAGTGTTTAACGAATCCGCGAATTACGCGAAGTTCGACGCAAGCGGTGACATTCGATGTTTGCTGACAAGCGAAATGGTGACAACTGGCGCGTTGCTTACATTCTACGATTCAGCGGTTGACGTGGTGAACATTCGTGTTTACGAAAAATACGGAACACCGCCGGTGATTAGTGGAACGTTTGTGACTGGAACGGTAAATCGCGCATGGAACGCTTCGCTTCGACATCCTGACTTCATCAATTATGATCACCTTGATTACATGGTGTCAAGGACGAACGCGAATTCAGGGAACATTCTTTTCTTGACTGACTTTCCACGAACACGAAAGTATTTCGTCGGACTTTACGAAAGCGCGTTCGTTGCGTTCATCAACCGAAGCAAACCGAGCGTTGATTTTTATTTGAAACTTTACGACATTACTGGAACATTGATTTCCAGCTACACGAATACAATCACGGTTGGTGATTTGAATGTCATTGATTGTTCACCACAAAACTTGATTGCGAACACGTCGGTCACGTTGGTTGACTTTCAATCGTGCGCTTATTTCACCGTTCGTGTTCAAGGTCTTGACGCTGGTGTGAATTCAGGATTCACCGAAACGTTCACATTCTGGATTGACACGGAATGTCACCGATACGACACACACCGACTACACTGGTTGAACAAACTGGGTGGTTGGGATTCGTTTACCTTCACGCTTGTGTCGGTGAATTCATCGAAGGTTGCAACATCGGAATATCAAAGGGAACGTGGTCAATGGAATCCGACCGGGACGACGTGGGAATATACACAATATCACGGTGAACAAATGGCGTTCAACAAATACGCAACCGACACAACCATTTTGAATTCCGACTGGATTCACGAAAGTGTTCAACAATGGTTGGTTCGTGATTTGTACGAATCACCGAAAGTTTATCTTGAAGTCACACCGGGCGCGTTCGAACCAGTCAAGGTCACAAATGAAAATTACACCTTGAAACAAAGAAGTGTTGACGGCTTGATTCGTGAAGTCGTAAACCTTGAAAGAACATACACCTACAATTCACAACTGACTTAATGGCTGGCGAACTTTACATTAACAACCGATTGATTGACATCGACCAAACGTTGCCATTCCCGTTGACGTTCAACATTGCTGACATACGCGATGTGTCCGCGCGGAAAGGGAACAAGTCAAAAACAATCACCGTTCCCGGAACGAATTCGAACAGCGCAATTTTCCGTTCGATATTCTTGTTGACATACACCGACGACACGACCGATACGAATTCCGCAATCCTTGACTTCGATCCTTCAATCAAAGCGACGGCGCGTTATTATAATAACGGAATTCTTGAATTCAATGGAATCGCACAGCTTCAGGAATGTAAACTGAAGGACGGAACATGGTCATTCGATTTGACCTTGGTGTCCGACACGATTGACTACATTTCAAGATTGAACAAGGTGAAAATAAACGAACTTGATTTCAGTGAATTCAATCACGCGTTGACAATGGCGAATCAAACTGAAACGTGGAACGGATTCAATCAAATCAACGGTGTGTCAACATCAATCAAAACTGGAACTGACTGGGACGGTGTTGGTTACTATTATGGCTTGATTGATTACGGCTACCCACGTTCGTCCGCTGACAAGTTCGATTGTGACCAGATTCCACCGCAAGTGTTTGTGTACACAATCCTGAAGAAGTTATTTGAATACGCTGGAATCACATGGTCATCGAATTTCCTTGAAAGTCAAAGATTCAAGAAACTTTTGACCGCTTACTTTGGTGGCAACTTTCCGACAATTACACCAGCGCAACAAGTAAACGATTCTGTTTACTCAAACGAAAATAACAACGCTTCAGGATTCATTGTGAATGGTTCAACGAATCAACAAGGGTTCGGGGGTTCGGTTAGTTTTCCAGACGCGAATCTTTCGGACGTGGTTGATGTTACGGTCACAAGTGATTTAATTAATCAAACGGTAACAAGCACGCCGTTTCTTATCAACGCTGGAACAACTGGAATGTACACGGTTGAATACAAAGGGAATCACCAGCTTGACATCAAGTTCGACCAAACAACATTGAACTGGTTCAACGTCCGATTGAACTTGTTAATAATCAAGAACGGAACGGTGATCGCTACGGATGTGATTTATCAAGATAGTATTGTTTCATTGTCTGGTGATTATTCAAATAATTTCACGTTCAACTACACACGTCAAATCAATTGCACAATCAACGATCAAGTTCGATTCGGTGTGACGTTGGTTGTCGAAGCTGGTCTTTCCGTTGGTGTTGACAACTTGACACGAACGATTGAACTTCAATCAACTGGAACACAAGTGAATTTCCTGAAGACAATTCAAGAACTTGTTCCCGGTGGCACGGTGGCAATCGGTTCTTTTTTGCCTGACATGACTGGTGACGTATTCTTGAAAGGATTGATCACCATGTTCAACTTAATGATTAAACCAGCGACGGACAATCCAAGCGTTTTGGAAATTGAACCGTTGTCGGAATTTTACACGTCGTCACAAGACGCGCTTGACTGGACACAATTGGTTGACTACTCGAAAGAACTGAATGTTCAACCGACGATTAACTACGCGTCGAAGGAATACAATTTCAACTTCAAACAAGACGGTGATTATTGGAATGGACAATATCAAAATGCCTACCTTGACAATTATGGTGAATTTCAAATCTTGTCACAATCGCAATACGCAACGCAAGTCACGAACATGACATTGCCGTTCAGTCAAAAACCGTTGGTCGAAGGACATCCGTCGTTGATTATTCCAGCTTCTTATCAAGTTAATTTTGATTCCGCTGGGAATGGTCAAGTCGTGCCGAAAAAAGGTAGCGCGTTCATCGTGTACGTTGGTGAACTTCGAAACGCTACATGGAAATATCACGACGAATTCAACACACAACACAACTTGACACAATATCCATACGTCGGACACCTTGACGACATCGATGTTCCGACAAGTGACTTGAACTTCGGTGTTCCTGAAGTCGTTTACTATACCGCGACGGTGTACACGAACAACAACTTGTTACAATATCACAACACGTTCATTCAAGAACTTGTGTCAAGATACGGAAAGCTGTTGACTTGTTACGCGAAGATTGACACTTCAATAATCAACACGCTTGATTTCCGCAATCTAATCAACATCAATGGCGTTGTGTATCGTTTACAAAAGATAAGTGACTACGATTCAACGAAAGACCGCACAACACAAATTGAATTGTTGCGATTGATTCAAGGTGAAGGAACACCGATTGAAGATGACTTTGAAACTGAAGGTGATATACCACAAGACATGATAACTGAAGTAGAACAAGACACAATAATAAAAGAACCGTAAACATGGGAAAAATAAAAATAAGCGAATTAACGCCGAAGGGCGAACAACTTTCACCGACCGACTTATTGTTGATTGCTGAAGAAACACCAGACGGATTTGAATCAAAATCAATCACTGGTGCTGAAATAATTGAAAGCGCACAAGAAGGATTGCAACCTTTGCTTGTTTCAGGCACGTCAATCAAAACAATCAACGGAACTTCATTGCTTGGTTCAGGGGATTTAGTTATTGGAGGCGGTTCGTTAACAATAGGAACGACTGCAATTAGTTCGGGTACGGTTGGGAGAATTTTATTTCAAGGAACGGGAAATGTATTACAACAAAGTGCTAATATATTTTGGGACAACACTAACGGAAGATTGGGGATTGGAACGAGTACACCAAATACATCCATAACCGTTACAACAAATAACATTCCTACTATTGAAATAATATCTACGGGTACAACAGCAAGCACCGATTATTCGGTTTTAAGATTACAAACAACAGCAAAAACGTGGAACATTGGAACGGGTGGAACAACTACGGGATTAAATGCAGTTTTTT